TATTGTAATTAAGTATGAACACGAAGGAAACGAAGAAGAGTATAATCCTAGCTGGTCAAATAGCTGTTGAAGAGTTAATAAAGGTAGCAAAAGAACCTATTGTTGATTCTGACGATGACATATCCGCAGATAGGCTTAAGAATGCTGCAGCCACTAAAAAGCTAGCAATATTTGATTGTTTTGAAATACTTAATCGCATTGAAGCTGAAGAAGATTTGTTAAATGAAAAACCTAAAGAAGTAAAAGAAGAAAAGTCTTTTAAAGGTTTTGCGGAAGGTAGATCTAAGTAATGTACGAACAGACTTTATATAAAATATTAAAAGACCATGTAAAACCTAAAGTTCTTAAAAGAATGAATAGGCATAAAAAATGGGAATATGGCTATAACGAAGATCATGATATTGTTGTTATAAGTAAAACAGGTGAAATAGGAGAGATATACGAAATACAAAATTTAAAAATAGCTTTACCTAAACAAACTGATGTAGTTGAGTTTGAAAACAACAAGTGGACTTACTCTGAATATCCAAAAGAATTAAAAAAAATTAAATCTGTATTTGATTGGGAAGAATACCCATTAGATTTTAAAGAAAAATGGTATGACTATATTGATAAAGAATTTACAAGGCGTGAAGAAGGCTTTTGGTTTATTAACAAAGGCGTTCCTACTTATATTACTGGCACTAACTATATGTACTTGCAGTGGAGTAAGATTGACGTCGGGCAACCGGACTTTCGTGAGTCCAACCGACTATTCTACATATTCTGGGAAGCTTGTAAATCTGACTATAGATCCTACGGAATGTGTTATCTTAAGAATAGAAGATCCGGATTTTCGTTTATGGCAAGTGGGGAGACCGTTAACCAGGCAACAATATCTACAGATGCTAGATTTGGTATACTTTCAAAATCTGGACCCGATGCAAAGAAAATGTTTACTGACAAAGTTGTCCCAATATCAGTTAACTACCCCTTCTTTTTTAAACCAATCCAGGACGGTATGGACAGACCGAAGACCGAACTTGCCTACAGAGTCCCTGCTTCCAAATTTACCCGTAGAAAGCTTGATACCAACACGAAAGTACAAGAAATTACCGGCTTGGACACCACCATCGACTGGAAAAACACCGGTGATAACTCCTACGATGGGGAGAAGCTCAAACTCCTCGTTCACGACGAATCAGGTAAATGGGAAAGGCCGACCAACATTCTTAACAACTGGAGGGTAACAAGAACTTGTTTAAGGCTAGGATCTAGAGTTATAGGAAAATGTATGATGGGATCAACGTCTAACTCTTTAGATAAAGGCGGCGATAATTTTAAAAAACTTTACCATGATTCAGATGTTACCCAAAGAAACGCCAATGGACAGACTCGCTCAGGATTATATTCTTTGTTCATACCTATGGAATGGAACTACGAAGGATACATTGATTCTTATGGCTTTCCTGTATTCAACACACCAAAAAAAGAAGTTACAGATCCACACGGAACAAAAATAACACAAGGTGTAATAGAGTATTGGGATAATGAAGTTGAAGGCTTAAAATCAGATCAAGATGGTTTAAATGAATTTTACAGACAGTTCCCACGCACAACTAAGCACGCATTTAGGGACGAATCAAAACAATCTTTATTTAATCTGACTAAAATATACCAGCAAATAGATTTTAATGAAGATCTTAAAAATTCAATCAACGTAACAAAAGGAAGTTTTCAATGGGAACACGGGGAAAAAGATACTAAAGTAATATTTGTTCCTAATAATGACGGTAGATTTTTAGTAACTTGGGTTCCGCCAGTAAACTTACAAAATAAAAGATATATAAAAAATGGCACTAATTATCCTGGTAATGAGCATTGTGGAGCATTTGGTTGTGATCCATATGATATATCAGGCACTGTGGACGGTAGGGGGTCGAAAGGCGCTCTTCACGGTTTAACAAAGTTTAGTATGGAGGATGTACCTCCTAATCATTTCTTTTTAGAATATATAGCTAGACCACAAACGGCTGAAATATTTTTTGAAGATGTACTTATGGCATGCGTATTTTACGGGATGCCGATATTGGCTGAAAACAATAAACCAAGATTGTTATATCATTTTAAACGAAGGGGCTATAGAGGCTATTCAATTAATAGGCCAGATAGAAAATATAACAAATTATCAGTAACAGAAAAAGAGTTAGGTGGTATACCGAACTCAAGTGAAGATATAAAACAAGCTCATGCGGCCGCTATAGAAACATATATAAATGAATTTGTAGGGCTTAAAGAAACAGGATACGGCGACGTATACTTTCAAAGAACATTAGAGGATTGGGCAAAGTTTAATATTAATAATAGAACAAAACACGATGCATCTATAAGCTCAGGCTTAGCATTGATGGCATGTAACAAACATAGATACACGCCAGGTCCTAAAAGAGAAAGACCGTTACCGGTTGATTTAGGAATTAAAAAGTACGACAACAAAGGTTCAATATCAAAAATAATAAGTTAAATGAGTATATATACTAACACAAACAGCGCTTTTCCTAGTCAAGTAGTAAGTGACGCAGAAAAAGCAAGTTTGGAATATGGTACGCAAGTTGGGCAGGCTATTGAATACGAATGGTTTGGTCAAGGTCGAACTAACGGTAATAGATATTTAACTAGTTGGAATCAATTTCACCAATTAAGATTATATGCTCGAGGAGAGCAATCAATACAAAAGTATAAAGATGAACTGTCAATTAATGGCGATTTATCTTATTTAAACTTAGACTGGAAACCTGTACCTATATTATCTAAATTTGTAGATATAGTGGTTAATGGTATTTCAGGTAAGTCTTATGATATAAAAGCATATGCACAAGATCCTCAATCAATAAAGAAAAGAACGGACTACGCTTCTATGCTCTATGAAGATATGGTTGCTAAAGAATATTTAGATAGCTTGAAACAAACATTAGGCATTGATTTATACCAAACGCCTAATATAGATACCATACCAGAATCTAAAGAAGAGCTTGAGCTCCATATGCAATTAAGCTACAAGCAATCAATTGAGATAGCAGAAGAAGAAGCTATATCATCTGTGCTTGCTCAAAACAAATACGATCTTACTAGAAAAAGATTGAATATGGATTTAACTGTTCTAGGAATTGCTATTGCTAAAACAGGGTTTAATACTGCAGAAGGTGTAACAGTTGATTATGTAGATCCAGCTTATGCTATTTATTCTTACACAGAAGATCCAAACTTTGATGACATATATTACGTAGGCGAAGTAAAGTCTATAACAATACCTGAACTTAAAAAAGAATTTCCTAACATATCAGAGGAGGAGCTTGAAAGAATTCAAAAAATGCCAGGCAACAGTCAATATGTAACAGGATGGGGTAATTACGATAAAAATACTGTACAAGTTTTATACTTTGAATATAAAACATATCATAATCAAGTATTTAAAATAAAGCAAACAGAACAAGGGTTAATGAAAGCTTTAGAAAAGCCAGATACATTTAACCCACCTGAAAATGATAATTTTGAAAGAGTATCAAGATCTATTGAAGTATTATATACAGGAGCAAAAGTATTAGGCAATAATGATATGCTTAAATGGGAATTGGCAGAAAATATGTCAAGGCCCGTAGCAGATACAACTAAGGTTGAAATGAATTATGCTATATGTGCACCTAGAATGTACAAAGGAAGAATTGAATCTATTGTAAGCAAATGTATTGGTTTTGCTGATATGATTCAATTAACTCATTTAAAGCTGCAGCAAGTTTTATCTCGTATGGTACCAGACGGTGTTTACTTGGATATGGACGGACTTGCAGAAGTTGACTTAGGTAACGGTACAAACTACAACCCTGCGGAAGCACTTAATATGTATTTCCAAACAGGTTCTATTGTAGGTAGATCACTTACACAAGACGGTGATATGAATGCTGGTAAAGTGCCTATCCAAGAACTTAATAGTTCAAGCGGCCAAGCTAAAATAGGGGCACTTATACAAACGTATCAATATTATTTACAAATGATACGCGATGTAACGGGGCTGAATGAAGCAAGAGACGGCACAGCAATGGATAAGAATTCGCTTGTAGGACTGCAAAAGATGGCCGCTAACGCGTCTAATGTTGCTACTAGACATATTAATCAGTCTAGTCTTTATATAACGCTTAAACTAGCTGAAAACATTGCTCTTAAAATAGCAGATGCTTTAGAATTCCCACTTACAAGAAGTGCATTACAAAACTCTATATCAACGTTTAATATAAAAAC